GGTTTGGATAAATCAATTACAAGGCATGATATGTTTGTTAAGAATAAGGATATTTTGTCTTATGTTAATCTCTGGCCTAATGGTAATAATTCAGCACCATTAAGTACCACAGACTGGGGAAAACAATGTGATGCAATAGTGAATGGTCAATTTAACAATCAGAATGGAGGTACTGTTACAGCATCATCTACTACAAGTACAGCTAGTGATGGTTCAGATACTACTACAACTGTAATCGATGAAACTGCAACATATAATAAAGCATTAGAAGCAATGAGTAATAGTATAAGGGATTTATTATCCTTTGAGATTAAATTACCATTAAACCATCCTATTTTTAAGAATCTACATACTAATCAAATGTTATGGACTGAATTGCCTGCTGAATTTGAGCTCGGGAATTTAGAAAAGATTTTTACTATTTTTGGTGAGGCAACATACAAAGTTAATCGTGGAATTAAATATTTGAAAAATCGTTTTTATGTTGAGAAAATGGTGATTAAATGTGACGATAAAGGTTTATTCGCTACTTTGACTTTAAATCCATTCCCATCAAGTTATAGTAGTTATACTAATGCTATTAAGTCTTATGAGGATGCTTATAATCAAGCATTCAAAGCAAACACTACTAATTCAACAAGTACTACAAGCACATCCACAAGTACAACAACAGGGTCTGCTGACCAAATATTCAAAGAAGTAGCAGCCATCTGTGAAAAATACCGTTATAGTCTTGGTCGAGGTGTATCATCATATTCAGGTATGAAAAAAGCAGGGCATGGGGACTGTTGGGCTTTCGCAGAATTAGTATATGAAGAGTTGAAAGCTAGAGGTGTGAATGCTATTATTTGGACTTATGCTGTACAAGGTGGTGCAAGTAATCATAGAAGTGCAGGTTATCAGGCAGCAGATGGAACTTGGAAAGATTTCCCATATAGAACATATGTTACTAACCCTAAACCATGTGTGAACGGTGGAAATAATTGGTATTTCAATTTTAGCCGTCCTAGCAAAGCAAGTGTCATTAAAAAATGGACTAGTGGAAAAGGAATATAGGAGTGTTTTTATATGAACGATATATACGGCACAGATATTAATAAAGATTGGAATTTTGAGAATGGTGATTTAGAAATCATTAAAGGAAGTTCTAATCTTGGGCAGGCGATTGTTAATCGTTTAAGAGCAGATACGGATACTTATAATATGTTTTATAATTTGTATGGTGGTGTGCTTTTTGAGCATATGGGTGATTTAAACCATCCCACCATACATGAGTATATCCGTATTGAAATTGAATCTATTCTGAAACAAGAACCTAGAATTAAGGATTTAACAGTAACAGTTGATAAATTAAATACTAATACTGTTGGTGTTGATTTAAAAGTAACGATGATTCAAACAAACGAAGTAGTGAATTACAATCTAGTTTTAGGTGATGATTCATCTATAGTAATCAATGAAAATAATGAGTTTAACAATATAATAGAGGTATAAAATTATGCCAGAAGCATTTTACACAATCACAGGAGAAGCACTTGACAGAGAGAATTTTGTTCAAATGATGATTGATTCTTTTAATGAAAAATATCCCGACAGTGAAATAACAGATTTTAACGAAGGTTCGGAGATAAGAAACCTACTGGAAGCAATAGCAACAGACATTTACCATTTAGAAAAAAATGACCAGCAAATACTACAAGCTTGTTTCCTAAGTACAAGTTATGGTAGATACTTAGACTTATTCGGAGTAGAATTAAACACACCAAGACACTTAGGTAGTTATGCTTGGGGAACAGTAACATTCAGTATTCCTGAAGCAGTAGACTACCAAATAGAAATACCATACGGAACATTATTAAGGTCAAGTGATACTGGAGTAAACTACATAACCAACCTAACTGGGGTAATACCAATTGGTGCAACAAGTGTGGATGTACCAGCATATAGTCAATTGCCTGGTGCAAACACTAATGCAGAAGCCAATACCATTACAATAATTGCAGATACACCAGTATACAACTTATTAAGTGTGAATAATGTTGAAGCATTTAGTGGTGGAAGTAATCCTGAAACTGATGATGAATACCGTGAAAGATTATTAGCAGCGAAAAATGAGGATAGTTTCGGAAGCAAAGACTACTACTCCCGTTTAGGAAATGAAGTAGATGGTGTGCATGATGTATACATCACAGAATCCGCTACAAAAACGGGTAAAATCATAGTCAATACCTATGAAAAACCAGTACCCGACAATATATTCACACAAGTAGCTAGTGTCTACAACGACGAAGTCAACCTAGTATACAACCACAGTTTCGAAGTAGTCAAAACATCATATACCACAGTAGATTTAGAAATCACTGTACTAGTAAGCGACGAAGTAACCGAAACCGAATTCACCAAAGCATTAACTTGCCTTTTCAATAGTGGAGAATACCAAAGCATACTATACAATGGATTATCAATCAACACAGAACTAAATAAATACCAAATAATGACTATCATAGAAACAATACCTGGAGTATTACAAGTTACTGATATGACTAGGGATGGTGAATCATTCAACAAAATCACACCAGACACAAATACCGTATTGAAACTTGGTGATGTAACAATAACACAAACCGACGGAGACTAAAAAGAATGTATACTGAAGAAATAATCAACAGACTAAACAATAACGCATTACACCAAGACGATAATCCTGGGCGAATGGTAATCGATGGAACTATTGGTGAATACTTGGAAAATTACGATAATCATTTAATGGATCTGTTTGTTAGTTTCGCATCTGGGGATTATCTTGATTTGCATGGTCATGAGTTAGGGTTAGTTCGTCATGAGGATGAATCTGATACAAGTTTCCGTAATCGTATTATGACTGAGTTGACTATTAAGCAGTCTACTGATGATTTTTTAAAAGCTAATGCTGATTTGTGGGTTTTTTTTGATGATGTTTTAGTTGATAAGAATCAGTTGACTAGTCGTAATCAGTATTTGAAGGATAGTCATGATACGGGTTATGTTTTTATTGGTTTTGCTGAACTTGTTGATAAGGAATATCTTAACAGTAAGTTTTTGTTGGAGGATATTTTATGGGTTTAAATTTGTATTTTAGTGAATCTGATGTTATTAGTAGTTTGCGTCAGCAATTTCATAGGGATGAGCAGTACAGGATTGATTTCCGTTATTGGTTGAATACTTTACGTCGTACGAGTGATGGTTTTGTTGTGCAGGTTGAGAATAGGCGTTTTTTGATTCATGAGCATACGGGTATGGTTTTAAAGGAGTTGGTCTAAATATGAGTTTTAATAATCATTTTTTAACTGTTGAAGATGCTAATAGTATAATAGAACATTTCGGTAATGTTTTATTTGATTATTATGTTTTAGATACACGTGTATTGTCTACTCCTGATTTATGGTTTGCTTATGATTTTATTACTGTATCTAAAAGTAGTGATTATATTGTTTTTGAGATTGAGAATAGTTTATGGACTGGTGGTTATTATATAAAGGATTGTAATATCACACCAACTGTTACTAATTCAGGTAATACTTTAATTGTTTCAGGTGCTGGTTTGGAGTATGTGGTGTTAGTGTTAGAGTTGAATACTCATGTATCTGGTAATAGGGTTTGTGAGTTAACATGTAATCCTGTTTATACTCCGATGATTTTACCTTTTTATGAGGATATGGATTTAATCATGGGCTTTGTGGATAAGGATGAAACGGCTGTTGCTGGTTTGAGTGTTAAGGATAAAATCACTGAGGATACATTAACTACTGACTCTACTGGTGAGGTTACTGTACCTGTTGGTATTGAAACACCAGGGTTACATGATTATATCTTGGAGCCTCAGGATGTGAATAAGATTAATTACTACTTCCCATATCAACGAATAAAAGTAGAATTACCTATTATCTTAGTTAATAATGAGATTATTAAGGATAAGAAGCAATTATTGACTTTCAAGTTCTTATTTGATAGTGATTATAGTATTACTGATGAGATGTTGTTTAGTGAGAATAGTATTCGTTTGACTGTGAATAATAAAGTTTATGAAGTGGAATCTTATAGTGATGCTTGTTTTAGTTTCATGGTGAACTTGGAAGACTTCTTTTATGATACTATTGAATTGAAACTTAAAATTAGTGGTAATGATTATTTGGAAGCATATTCATTTATTATTCAGCATAATGTAATATTTGAAACCTTGGATAATGTTTCTGATTTGAAATTGGAAATTGAAAATGAAGATGGAGCGGATACAATTTATTATTCTGGTTCTGATATTGATGATTTAATATATGTTAATCGTGATGTTCGTATTGAGTTCACCGAACCAGTAGTGAATAGTATTCCTGATAAATGTTTCATTATTGATAATGATGCTGAGTTAATCGTTGATGGTTTGGATTATACTGGTGATGCTGGTTTAATCAATTTACAGTCAGGTAGTGTTAGTTTATTAGATTGTAATGTACATAATGTACCGGATATTATCGTTAAAGGTACAGGTAGTGTTGATTTGAATAGGTCTGTTTTCAGTGATAATACTGGGGTGGTTGATGCTGTTGATGTGGATCTATATAATAGTACTTTTAGTTTATCTGATAAAGAGTGCCTGTTGGATGGTGTTCTTGGTTTTGTGAAAGTTGAGGGTGCTTGTAGTGTTGATTATTGTCAGTTTTTAGTAGATTTGGATGGTGTGGATAGTATTCCTTTTGTGTTTTTGGATGTTGGTAAGGATGCGAGTGTTAATACTGTTCGTGTGAATAATTTGTTGGTTAATGAGGCTTTTCCTGTTCGTAAGTGTACTTCTGAGTTGGAAGTTGTAACTTCAAGAGCAATATTCCGTGGTAAATCAAATAAATGTTTCTTGTGGACTGTTGAGGATACTAATACTGTTTATAGTAATTTGTTGGAGGTTGAGTATGTATAATAGTCAGGATTTGATTTTTGATGATGAAATGACTTTGTTATCGTATAATCAGTGTATTAATCGTGTTTGGACTGTTGATGAGTTATTATTGTCTGATTTGTGGAGTATTAGTCAGTTGGATGATTTGGTTTATAAGTGTATTCCTTTGTTTAATTGTGATAAGATTAGTTCTTCTAATAGTTCTGATGTTGTTTTAGAGGATAATAAGTGTTTGATTTTGAATTTTGATGAGGAAACAAGGATTAGTTGTCGGTCTGATGATACTGGAGGTATTCATTATCATAATATTCTTTTGCATGCTTATGCACCTTATACTTGTTTGGATTTGGTTGATAAGGTTAATGTTTTTTGTATTGTTTATGATGAGTATTTGAATACTTGTAATAATGTTACTGTGGATGTTATTGTTGATGGTATTGTGGTTTCTTCTGTTAATACTGATAGTAATGGTTTATGTCGTGTAACAGTAGATTCTACGGGTACTGTACGGTTTAGTTATGATAATGTTTTAAGTGATAGTGTGGTGATTACATGAATATGTTTGGTCTTGGTGATACTATTGAGTATCGGGATTTTAATGCTTTGGTTTATTTGCTTCGTAAGTTTAAAAGATTATCTGATACTTTAACTTTGGGTAAATCTGTTTTAACATCTGATTTTGGTGAGTATCATTTTAGTAGTGGTTTTAAGAGTTTTGGTGGTAATTGGATTTTAACTGATGATGTTACTGTAACGAGTAGTGATGTTTTACGGAATTGTTTTTATAGTTTCGTGTTTACTGTTTTGGATGTTAATTTAAGTGGTGAAGTGAATAAACGATTTGTTACGGTTACTAGTGAGTCTACTGGTGATACTGGTACATTGGAATTGGTTATACCATCTGATTTGATTGAGGATGATGAGGTGATTTTACCTGATTTTAATGTTGAGGTTGTATTTGATGAACATGAGTATTATACTCCGTTGCCTGATGTAACCTTTGATATTAGTGTTAGTAAACGGATTATTAGTAGTGGTGAGTCTACTGTTATTACTGGTGTTTTAACTCAGAAGGGTGTGCCTTTGGAGGGTAGATTAGTTAATCTTAATGTTGGAGATACTGTTCATCTATTAACAACAGATAGTCAAGGAAAAGTAACTTATACATATACTGGAACTGGTGATAAAGGTAAGGTTGTTGTTTCTGCTTTTAATTATTCTGCTTGGTTCTATGATGGTTTAGTAGGTGTTTTAAGTGCAACATTCACTGGAAATAATGTATCTTTCGGTCAGAATATTATGTCTAATGGTGATGTAATTGTTGATTGGGGCGATGGAACAACACAGACAATTAATAATCCAACATCTAATATTAGTCACACTTACACTGATGGGGAATCCAGTCATATTATTGTTTTAACTGGTGAGATAACAAGTCTTGGAAATGGTTGTTTTGTTGAATGTTCTGGTTTGACTGGTGTTACCATTCCTGATTCAGTTACAAGCATTGGCCAATCTTGTTTCTGGGGTTGTTCTGGTTTGACTAGTGTTACTATTCCTGATTCAGTTACAAGTCTTAGGCGTTTTTGTTTCAGTGGTTGTTCTAGTTTGACTAGTGTTACTATTCCTGATAGTGTTACAAGCATTGGAGATAATTGTTTTAGGGATTGTACTAGTTTAATTGATTATGAATTGTACTGGGAATCTAATATAATCACATATTCTTCAAGTAAAATGCCTAATAATAC